TCAAGCTTCGCTGTTCTCTGATAGACAACGCAATCGATGGTAAATTACCGGCTCAAAACGCCTTTATTGCCGATGTCGCCCCGCTGGTTATTCGAAAAGACTACAATACTACCATGGCGTTTTTGTCGAAGTATTTCGAGAATGACCCGGTTATTACTCTTCGATCTATCGGCAGCACTCCGCAGCAAAACGCCGATATAATGCAGAACGTTTTGCAGTCAAATTTCACTACTACCAGATTCCGGGAAAAAACACTCCTCCCGGTATTTGATAACCTGTCAAGGTACGGATCTTGTGTAACATTCTCGCAGTTTGACGACAACTACGGGGCCGGAGGATCGGTTGCAGTTGCGGCGAGTGACAGCGGCAATAAAGGCGTTTTGAGCCGGGAATTTACCATCGATTGCGTTGTCTATCAGAGAACAGCGAAGCTTGAAGCGCTTGTAAATGTTGCTCTCGAAATAGGACGTATACAGCTCGATGCCCTTGTTGGTAATGGTCTGTTTGCGTTTCGTCCAAATTTCAGTTTGAGAGAGCATTGTATTCCTGTTCTTCGAGCGCGTCCTGTCGTTTTTCGTCGAACGCTTCAGCCCTGGTTCCAACCTCTATCTCACCCGATTCAACTTCGCGTATCATATCTTTCACGTAAAGATAAAATGTTTCCCTGTCGTTGTTTATCAGGTACATCCATTGCAGTAATTTGAGCTGCCATTCGTCGCCGCATATTTCAGCGAGTCGCCGCAGTACGATCCCGTGCTCTTCGGGAATAGACTTTTCAACCGCATGAATACGAATCCTGTTCTTTTCGACAGAACAGAATTCATCGTATGACGGGAATACGTTTCCTGCTTGCTGGTAATTCATCACATCCTCACGTAAGAAGCGATTCGGCGCGTCATCGAAAAAATGGTTCTTATGTTCCCATCCTCGACCCTGTTTCCCGCAAGTCCGACATACCAGAACCGGACAAGCGGAGCCCATCGTATCGACGGGGAACACTCTTGAACCGCCCTCCCGGTAACGCCGACAGTATCAATAAAGCCTTTGACCTCCTGAGCGTTTCCCGACGTATCGACAACTGTCGTCTGCACAACCATGTTTGCGGCGGTAAGAATATCGAAAGTGTCAATCTCATATTTCGTTCGCCATGATGTATCCTGCCTGTTTGAAGAATTGATAAAAACAATTCCCCTCTGAATTCCCCATCTAAAGTTTGTAGAATCATCGGCGAAACCTGCTTCAAGCGTATCATCTGCCGACACTGCGAAGCTCATGTTCTCGTACTGAGAAAGCTCGAACGCTTTCGTATACCCGGAGTCAACGCCTTGAAAATAAACGATTGCCGTATCTTTGTAGCCGCTTGAATTGACCTGCGCAAAAGATACACTAAGCAGGCACAATAATAGAATCAGACTTTTCATTTCTTCGCTCCTTTATTAATCTCTCCGCCTTTTCGTTCTGTTTGAAAAGAGCGGTTGTATTTTCGGTTGAAACTCGACCACGGGCAATTGACAAGGCGGGGTCAACGTACCCTGCTATTCGTCCGGCTTTCTCAAGCGCCTCACGGTATTCGGTGTTGCTTCGTACCGCTTCAATGCGACGCTTAGACAATGCCGGACTAATGAAACATCCGTTCGGTAACGCAAGGGCGTCTATTTGTCCACCGTGCCAGATATCAGACATATCAATAACACTCCGCGAGTGAAAGCATTTTGGGTTTTAGTTGATCGGTTGCCGTTTGAACCTTTTCACGACGAACCGGCTTTTCCTTTATAACAATTTCCGCAAAAGTCAATGCAAGTGCATCCCCGCAATCAGGAGAAGAGAGGCCGCGATGTTTCATGTCATCTTTTTTCTCAAGCTGAATCTGCTGTTGTGCGGAGAAACCGTATTGTACACCAGTAAGATCGGTTGTAAGTTCAAGATCGTCGGGAAAATCAAGCCCGGCTTTAATAGCGTCCCGCATCAATCCCCACATTTCGGCGCGCTTGTTGTAATACTTCTTCTTGTCGTGTGGTTTAGATCCGAAATTAACCTCCATCACCTTGTTGGGAGGAATCAGCTCTCGCAATCGGTCAACAACACCGGCACCCATACCGCCACCATCGACAAACATCATGTCGGGCTTTTCTTCTTCGTAGATTCGAGCGGCGCGTGATGCTGTTTGCATTGTGTCAACACCGCGCCATTTCATGAGCGGAGATACCTTGCGCCCCTGCCTGCTTGCTGCAACGTTCTGATCATCCCCGAACCTGGCAACATCAAGCCCGATAACCTTTGCCATTGATTCGAAACCTTCGGCACCGTAGAACAAGCATTTATTGACAGATTCAGAATCTATGAACTGAAAAGTACCGGCACGAGGGAATACCCCGCGAACACGTACACGAACAAAGTCGGAATCCTCGCCGTAATCGTCCACCCATTGCTGAAGCTGAGCCTTATTGACCCCCTCAACGGTTCTGCTGTCGATTTGCCTTGTAATCCAACGATGTTTTTGACTCCCGAAACAATCATGGAAATCCCCGTCGTTTCTTGTCGGGTTTCCGAATGCGAGCCAGATAATTTCCGTGTTTTCATCAGTCAAAGCCCCCTTAGCCACTTCCCAAACCTTCGGAGCGATACCGCTCGCCTCATCAAAAATAAGAATGACGCGTTTGCCTTTATTATGCAGCCCGGCGAAAGCTTCGGTGTTATTTTCAGACCATGCAATTGCGTCCGCCCTCCAGGTTCGATCACGACTTCGATCTGCACTTACTACCGCCGTTGCAGTAGTTTTAAACCAATCCGCATTTATGCTTGATCGAAACCATTTGGAAACTTCCGGCCATGTTTTTGTGCGCAATTGAGGTTCGGTGTTTGCAGTTACAACGATTTTGCAATCTTCGCATGTTGACATTCCCCAATCAATAACCTGTGCAACAAGGGCAGACTTTCCGATTCCGTGGCCGGATGAAACAGAAATAAGCAGCGGGGTAAACCTTGTTTCTTTATTTTTTAGATGATTTCCGATTGTGGAAAGAATATCTTTTTGCCAGGTGCGCGGGCCGTCGCTGCCTATTCCCGATAACTCCCCCTCACCCCAAGGGTAGGCGTATTTAACAAAGGAAAGCGGGTCGTGAGTGAACCCGGCGATGTCTTCGAGCATCTGCGATTTAAGGCTGGTCATTTTTTGCCACCCTTGCCCGAGCTGCCGCAAGTTTATCACCGATATTTATTTCGCCGGAAAGTTCAAGCTCTTTCTTTTCGACAATACCATCAATACGAGCAACGAGATTTGCATTAAACGCATCTACCATCGCGCCGGAAACACGTTGAGCGGTCATTATTGTTTTGATACGTGCATAGATGTGAAAATAATCTTCGTAACCTTCTGCATCTTCGTAGTTCCTTAGCCCCCGATAACTTAATTCAACATGAGCAGCGAATTCCCATTCTGTCAACGGTCTTTCGTGTGAAATCCCAACTATCTGCCCGGCAAATTCACCTGATTTGATAAAATCGTTTTTGATCCATGGGTTTGATTTGGCCCACTCTCGATACGATTCGAAAGCTGACCATAAATCGTCAGGGGTTAAAAAATGCTTGGTTCCTTCGGGTCGCGCCATACCATGCAATATAATCCCAAAAATGGGGATATGCAAGAAATTGTCTCAATAATGGGATTTTAACGGAAAGTGTGTATCAGAAGTGAGATTTGAAGAGCGCTTAACCCGCCGAACGGACGGGCTCCACTGTATGTGTGGAAAACTATATTTGGCCCCGGTAAAAAGCAAATGTTGGCGAAATTGATACAAAAAAGCGTCCCCAGCTGCTTGGGACAACCGGGGGGCGCCACATATTATATACGGCATTATCTGCGCCGCATAGAATCACCCGCTTTCTATTCCCGGTGGCCCTCACCGGATTGTTTAGATCCCTCTTCACTTCGCCCATACTCCGTCTGCGACGTTAAGCATGAATTGCTGGCAATACAAAGCTGTTCCGCACGAATCGAGGTATTTTGCATCGTTGGTTTCGTTGTATTTTTCCATATAATTGTCGTATTTGTCGCTCTGAAAGCGTACCATTTTGAGCAACAACTCCTGCTCAAATCCGTATTTTGCAAATACCAGAATAACACCAACGCCAATAAACGCGAGTATGCTGCCGGCTTTACTCATCACTTATCCTTCCGAAAATGTGAATAATCCTCCAAAACCTCGCAATCCACCCCGCTGAACCGCATAGTAATTTTTTGATCAAACGTCCGCACGACATCGTATTCCCCAGATCCGGTATACACCCGGATCAGGAGCATGCCGGTTTTTCGGGCGAGGTCGGAGAGGTCAGCGGTAGTGGTCATCCCCATTGCTCCGCCATTGCATCCATGATCCCTTGGTAACTTTTCGACCGCAACGCTTTCCTGTCCGGGCCAGGCGGCATTTTCCATATTTTTTGCTCTCTCCCAGATACGATGTTTGTCGGTACCAGGTTGGGTAAATTGCGCAATTTGAGCCCAGTTTTTTTGGTTTCACCGTGCCCGAACATCCACGGTTGTATCCACTGCGGACCGCTCATTCCGTATGCAGAAAAAATTACGCTGACCGGATTTTCCAAACACGACGCATCGCTATGATCACATATTAATTTCCACGTTACGAGCGTCCAATCAATCGCATCGAGTCGCCCCGAATACCCGGCTGTCCCGCGTCCATACCAGCGATTGCCAGAAACCGCCATTTTAGTACAATCCGGGTGAAAAATTATCCTATCCCATCGCTGGCACGATATTGCCTCTCGGCAATCGCATTGTAAATGCCATTCGGGATGACCTCCAGAGCACGGTTTCAGATCACACGAATAGGCGATATGTCCGCGCTTTCGAAACGCTATGCAACCAGTCTGTGACTCCTCGCATGCAAAAAGAACGTTCATTCTTTAACCGTTTCACGCAGAAATTTATCGACCTCAACAGCAAGGTCGGAGGTTGCTTCATCGTCCATGCCCAATTCGAGATAAACATACTGGAATTTTCTGAGCAGCTCGGTTGCCTTGGTTTTCATTTTGCGCCCCCGTTAATTGTCTGATGGATTCGGTAAATTTTCCGCCCCGCCAATTTCCGACGACACAATAGTCAGCTCGATATCGTGGATGCAATGCGGATCGGCTTCGATCCGATTGAGTATCGCGGCCAGAGTTACGATAGGGCCACCGTCGCCAACCGGATAGATTGCAGTGGGGATCGTCTCATCGTTGCGGGTGTACACGATCACTACGTGGTTGTCGCGGATTTCGGTTTTGAATTTGCGGGTCATGGTTTACTCGATTCTATTTAATGGGGTTGGGGGCTTTTTTATTAGCCTTGCCTACCATGTACGAAGAGTACACGTATAATGGTAACAGCAGAATAGCCATTGCAACACCACCGCACAAAAACCCTTTAATATATCCCAATCCTTGATTGTTTGATAGCGCCGCTCCAGCTATAACGATTAGCACCACATATATTTCGTTGCCCGGATGAATGGATGCTCCATAAACGAATAAACTGAAAAACTTTTTCATACTTTACACCACTTAGTTACCGCTTAGAATGTCTCCTACAATATCCAATTACTACCCCCTTGATATTATTTATAGTTTTCGGCCATGGCATACAGTTTTTTTCTGTGGTTAAACATTTTATTTAAAAATGATTTTCTTCTTAGATCTTTTGAGTAGCGAAGTTCCCTCAAAATCATTCCTTCGGTTTCTTTTATCGATTCGACAATTCTTGTTCTCATTTTCCCACTCCCGGTTGATTGTTTGCGTTGATCGTGTTAATAATATACACCATTAATATATTATTGTCAAAGCATTTCTATTATTTTTGTCATTATTTTAAAACTATTGCCAAAAATAGCGGGATTGTGTATATTTATAGTATTATGGCAAAAAAATACACTATACCAAACAGTCAGCGCGGGCACCGAAAACCGATTTCGACCGAACCGCGTAAAAATTATTCGGTAGTTCTTCCAGAATCGTTATTCCTCAAAGCGAAAAGGGCCGGACCCGAAAAGGTGCGGGCGGCAATTGGTAAAATCGAATGATCTGGGAAACCGACCCGCGCGGCTCGATCCAAAAATTTGTTGAACTCGGATTGATCGAAAGAAAGCATTTTTGTGAGTGCTGCGGACGCCGCCGGATACTGGTCGCTCACCACGAAGACTATTTTAAACCTATCGATATAACATGGCTATGCAAACCATGTCACAACAACCGACACGTTCAAATCGGCGGACACGCCAAAAATTTCCACGAAATAAATGCCATGTATCCACAAACAAAACGAATTTCATCCACTCGCCGCATCGTGTTCAGTACAGAACACACATTTTAAATATATTTTTGTCTTTTTTGATTATTTTATTGACATTAATATATTTTGGTGGTATATTATTAGTGTAAGCAAAACATACCAGCCGACAATCGGCTGGGAAACAATCAAACGGAGGGATTGAGAATGTATATCACAGTAGAACCAAAATTTGAAGGGCGTCCGGAAGAGGGGTATGTCTGCCGTGCTGATAACGACGATCTTCCGTTTGAGGGCCGTGTACACGCCACAGTAGAGGATGCAATGGGCGACCTCGATGCTGCCTATGACAATGCCAGCTGGAACGGTCGCAGGATCAGCACCATAACTTATGTAATCGATGAAGAATAATCTCACCCCGGCCCCTGCCAGTCTGCCGGAATAACCCGGCGATGAGATAGATCGAACCTAAACGAAGAGATTAAAGATGAACACTCTGATCGACACAAAAAAACTTTCAGGCACGGATCGTAAGAAGATCGAGGCAAATCGTCGATACACTAAATATCAGTCCGGGCCACAGGATCTTTGTGGATATAAATCTAATAACGTTGCCTTGTCTTTCGGGATAATTAACACTCCTACTGTTGACACTGTACGCGACGATGGGATGACGGTGGGCTGCATTACTCATGGCGGGTACACCATAGATCCGAAATATGACTTTAGATACGAAATGGCATGCGCCGAAAATACCAAATTCAAGAACGGTTGCTCAGAAATACTTAAATCGAAACTGCCGATTCTTTTATCTATGAGTGAAGAGGAGGATGAGGAGCGGAGAAAGATTCATTGGAAATTAGAGAGTGTCCAGCAAGAATTGAAATATTTTTTAGAGAAGATAGGGTATCGACTGTCAATAAATGATGGTAAAACCACAATCAACTAAACCGCACGGGGCGGAATCCTCCAAAACCTTTTCCTACGCGAATAGATCGGATGCGGAGTATCGGAAAAACGTCGGATGAAATTATCGCAGCGTTAAATGGTTTTTAGGGGCTGTCGATAACATCATCCAGCAGTGATCAAGGGGGGGGGGCACCGTTAGCCCCCTCCGTTAGCCCCAAACCGAGGAGAAGAAAATGCACGCACAAGACATTGCAGAACTGAGGGAGATCAACCGGACGCCGGCGCTCGATGAAACCCAGGTTTTGACGCGCGACGAGATCCGCGATATGATAGAGGCTGCGGATAAAAATGGCAGATCGAAAAGAGTACCATAAAAACTACCAGAGGAAATACCGCAAGGAAAATCCCGGCTATCATGCTGAGTGTATGCGGCGGTGCCGGGACCGGAAAAAAGCGGAGAGCGTTAACGAAGAACCGGAGGTAGACGAATGACAACTATTTTATTGGTAGCGGCCGTAGTAGCACCGATAGCGGCGATGCTGTTTTTACTGATCCGGGCCATGATTAGAGAATTCGAACGATCCGAATCGCCATCGGTCCCGATCGTTCCGGGGAGGGTGCCGTTAGTCCCGGCCCCTCCCGTTAGTCCCGGTTCTCGCCAGATGTGCGAAGCGGACATTGGCAAGCACGCGCTTAAATGGGGAGAACATGTTTTATTTCTTCAGCCAATGCATAAAAAAGGAGGTTTCCAGAAATGAGAAAAATATCGCTACCCCTCATATATGGCATTGTCCGGGCTGCCGAAAGGTGCGGCGGTGTATCGGGTCTCGAAATGCCCAGGCGTCGCAAAAAATGGCGGAATTGCATCGGGTCAGGACACTTGTGGTTTAACAACCGAAAAACCCATTCAACCGGAGTTATAAAACTGCCATGAACGACAAGCAGATTCTCTTTCTCGTAGCATTTGCCTTTGCGGTGTTTATGGCAACCGTCAATATCGTCGCTCACAAGCCGACAATTAAAAGCGAGGCTGTGAAAATAATTTATAAATATTGCGCATCTCACGAAAAATGAATTATATTGTTGTACATGACATGTACAAGAGTTGGACTCGACAAAGAGCAGCTGGAGCGGATAGCCGAATCACTCCCGAGATATTACGGACGCAAAATAAGCCTGTCGGACACGGCACGGTACTGTGTTCAAAGGGTTGCCGATGAGATCGGTAACGGAATTAAATTGCGAGGAAATACTACTCGCAAGAAACAAGGTAAAGCTACAGCATAAAACGTATCTTTACGAAGGTATGAAAAATATTATTCTTGCAAATAATTTCACGGTTTCTGAATTTATGTTCGGATGTACTTTGATGGCAATTGAGAAAATGAACAATACGCGGCTTGGATTTATCACTGAAAAAGATAGATTGATTTTACGTGACTTACGCAGGGCCATTACAGCATTGAAGTAGTTAGTGGAAACTCCACGGTCAAAAACGATTATTATAGGAGGTTTGCTTTGGCAGAAAAATATACTTACGTCAATGTCCCGAGAGATTGGCCCAAATTAAAACGTCCGCTTGAGTCAACATGCTCTCGCTGTAACAAGCGACTTGGTAATCATTATGGCCTTAAGTGTCCAGACGGTAAAGGAGTTTTCTCAAAGAGAGTTCGTAAACCTCTGAAATCCGCTGTAGCTGCCCGTTCCGCATCCACTAACAGCAGCTATACGTCGGCTTTGCGTGATAAAGTGAGAAAGTATTTTCACGGTGCAGATAGCGTGTCAATTAACAATTTCATTAAATCGGTACAGCGCCTCAATGCTTCCAAAGCGAAGCACTGCGTATAGCTGCGAACCGTTGCCTGCAATAGCGGGCGAGATCACGATCATAGGAGGTTTTCATGAACTTATACGAAATGAAGCTTGGTGACTCCGTATGGGTGTCAGAATTTGAAAGCAATGTTTTGCGTGTGCCTGGCGGCTGGCTATTTCGGTCATCAGATGGAGAGCGCGACATTTACACTTCGTCAACCTTTGTCCCGTTTAACAACGAGTTCATGAAAACCTCAGAACAGGGGGAGTCGCCCGCAACAGACAGGCAACAGCTAAAGGCTGAAATTGCCGCTCTTATACCGAAAGTTCAAGCCCAGGTCAATTATTTTTGCAATGAAGATATGTCGTTTGTATTAAGCAAAATGCGGCAACTATCAGCCGTTTAGCAAACGTTAGGTGCAATATGGCAAATTCTGAAATTATAGGCGCGGGATGAAGCGAACGTCGTGTTCGCTAAAACAAAAGAGAAAGGCAATATGAATGAGTTGGCTATTTTCGCAGGCGGCGGTTGTGGAATACTTGCGGGCTGGTTGTGTGGGTGGAGAACTCGGTGCGCAATCGAAATCGACGTGTATTCCAGAGGTATTCTTCTTGCCCGTCAAAATGAAGGTGTCATTCCCGCTTTCCCACTTTGGGATGACATCCGCACATTTGACGGAATGTCATGGAGAGGAGCTATTACGGTGGTATCAGGGGGCTTCCCGTGTCAAGCGTTTTCAACAGCTTCGAGAGGCAGAAGAACAGCAGAAAATTTATGGCCGGAAATGTTCAGAGTTGTTAGAGAAGTCGAACCGCCTCTTGTGTTTGCAGAAAACGTCAGTAAGGCCGCAATCGAAGCCGCAGCGGAAGACCTCGAGTCTGTGGGTTTCTCCTGCAAAGCTGTCAAGATTGGAGCGAAAGACGTGGGTGCAGACCACATTCGGACGCGATATTGGCTACTTGCATACACCCACGACGAAGGCAAATTACTGTGCAGACAGTATGCAGAAGTGGCCAGCGGCAAGAAACTACAGACAAGTGTTTGGGAGACCAAACCCGGAAGTGGAGGAATGGTTGATGGGACTTCCGGCAGGGTGGACAGATATAGGATCACAGGTAATGGGTGGGTTCCAGCAGTGGCTGCAA